GGTAGTCCCGGCTAACCGAGTCACTGTAGTCTTACCAACACCTGTTTCACCTCCAAGAAGGAGGAAATAAGGTGTGGCACGAACAGTGCTATCGGCAGCCAGGGCTCCCTCGTGGGGGTGCAGCTTGACGTTCAACTTCTCCATAAGATAGTTCATCTCTCTCTTGGAGTCGTCAGTCGTCAACAACTGCATGAAACCAATGCCCTCCATCTGGAGGGCCTTGGCAGCTCGAATGGTATCGATGGGAACGGAAGCAGTCTTGGTCAATTCAAGGATCATATCAATGGTCCTGTTCTTCCAAGCTACATACGCGTCCAACTTCTTATCCAAAGGCAACCACTTTTCAGAGGTGCCAAAGGATATGAAGCTTAGGAACTGACTGAACAACTCTATGGTTTTACGCATAAAGCATTCAATCCCTTCGGAAGCACGTGGCATCATCGTCACACGCTTCATGAACTCACCAGCTATCGCGCCCTTGCTTTTGCAATGGGGCACGAAAACTGTGCAGAACATGGCGACAAGGTTCGAGACACATGAGACTCCAGATTGGAGCTCAATAGTCTCGCTCTCATCGTCATTAGGCAGCTCGGTGGTAGCACCAGCGGCTGCCTTGATATCATCATGCATATCGGGGACAATGCGCTTGACAGCACCTAGCAAGGCGCTGACAAGCAACAAGGATCTGCCATAGTTCACTAATAAATAGTAAACCAGGGCACACAAAAGCACTTTCCAAATGATGGAACCATACTCTTTCACCTTAGCCACGAAGTCCTGAAGGAGTCCAGTTATGGTATCCATCAGGCTTCCAGCCTTCTCAGTCACTGCAACAGTCGCATCAGAAGCTGAAGCCACCTTGGAGGCGACAACAGCAGAGGCGCCAACCAAGGCGCCAGCCACTGCCAGCTTTCGGATTCCAGTCTGGTATTCCAAACTGTTATCCTCATCAAGCCACAAAGTAGCTTCACGACGTTGCATCTTCTCAATCCTAGCTCTATCCTTAGAGCTATTCTTTCCCTTAGATCTCGCACGTACGGACTGCCTTTCGACAGCTCGTACACATGAGCCTCTTGCTTCGCTAATATAGCGTTGCAAGGACTCACGCCAGCTACGCTTGTCAGCCGATGAAAGCTTATCAAACTTAGCGCGAGACTTCTTGCTGGATGCATCCTTCAAGGACTTATCCGCAAACTTAGACACGATTCTGGAAACAGATTGACCGTTCGAAAACCTCTGATTTCTCTTTAAAGCGAAATTCATATTGGTTTGGTTGAGATATCTCCATCTTCGCAGCAAAGCCACGGTAAGAATCAATACATCCCAGCAAAACTTACTTACTGAGGATTATTAACATCGTCAATCTAGTGAAAAATCCATAGAAACGACCTTGTAAATATCCAACCACTAACTCCCCGGTCAAAGGAGTCAGCTGTTTGGCCACAATGGGGGTACTAGCCCCACTGATCCAACGTAGAAAATCATATCATCTCATGACCTCGGTCTCTGGCACCCATCCACTTAACACCGCTTCTGCGGCGCACATAACGTGACTGTCAGGGTCTAGCTCAAAGATACTACTCGTACACAAGAATCAAATCAAATCGGGTTAGATTGCCTTCACATGGCGCTCAAGAAGAGGTAACAACTCGAGTGTCTCGAAAGATAGGACATATACTCATCATGACTTGAAAGATCTCACAGAATCAACTACCAACATATAGTTTAACGTAAACTTAAAACGAAAGAATAAGTGTGCTGCTATATTAGTAAATCGCAACACAAGGAAACCAACGTTGAAACGCACGAATGCGAATCAATATAAGACTTAGACAAAGTTGGGGGTTTGGTCTGTAAAACCTGTGCATATCCGCGTAATGCACTCGCCCTCCGGAATACCACCGGGGTTTGGCAAACAAAACTCAAGTACAGCTATTAGCTGTATACT